ACAGTCCTGTGAATGTCCACTCAAGTTTCTCAGCGAAGTTGTTTGTGATGATAAGCTTCGAGGTGAAGTTCTCGAAAGCCTTCGTGATCCGGACAAGGCCCTCAGCACTAGCATTCATGAACACTCGGCGAAAGGCCGTACCGATCTGGCCCAGGACCTTAACAACCGCCCAGAAGATATTCGCCAGACCTTGAACGAGGGCGGTGCGTCCGCCAAGGTCCTTCCACATCTGTAGGAAACCATTTCGAGCATCGGCACTGGACTTAATTACGGCACCAAGCCAGTCTCCAATTGACGTGAACAGGACTGATGCCTCTTCAAAATCACCGAATAGGATCTCAAATGTCTCAGCCCATCCGGAACCGATGGCTTCCTTGGTGGTGTCTACTAGCTGACTGAAGGTTCGAATCTTGGTCGCGGCATCAAACGCACCTTGAGCGAACTGCTTGAGCTTATGGGCCTGCTCCTCCGAGTAACCCATCTCGACGAGCTGAGACTCAGAGAGGTCGTTTGTCAAGGCGGTAAGGGTGGTCGTCATGACCTGAGCAGTAAGCCAGTCTTCCTTGAGAGACTCTCGGAAGTTTCCGTCTTTAGCAATAGCCTCATCATAACCAGTACCCATCATTCGGGAGGTCTCGATAAGGGCATTCCTGAACGACTCACCACCCATACCTGCCTGAACTAGCGAGTTCCAGTCCTGAAGGTGGACTGCGCCAGCCGCGATAGCCTGCGAGAGCTGGGTGTATGCAGTGGCTGTCTGCTGGGCAGTTGAACCCGAGGCCGCTGCGAGGTTAGACAGACCCTTAATTGATGCCACGGATGTCTGAAGATCGACACCGGCTGCGGTGAACAGACCAATAGCGTGAGTCATGTCGCTGAAGCTGTATACCGTCTTATCGGCATAGGTGTTCAGCTCGGCCAGAGAGGTCTTAACCTCTGAAAGGGTGGTCCCCTTCTCAACTGTGTTGGCCATAATGGTCTGAATGGCTCTCATTTTGAGCTCATACTCATTAAAGCCATCTTTGATGGTTCCGATGAAACCAGAGACCACGATTCGACCCGCGTTTAGTGCTGCGACACCGATTCCACCGAATGCGGTGACGGCAAGACCCTGCATGACGGTCATGTTCTTGCCGATGTCGAGGGCCTTCGTGGCCAGATCGCCTAGAGTCGTATTCTTAGCTATCTCGCCAATTCTAGAAAGACCGTCTGCAGCCCCCTGCATCTTCAAGGATTCCTTAAGGCGATCCATGCCAGACGCGGATTCCTTGATTGCGGACAGGAACTGTTTGTTATTCATCTTGAGCGAGACTACCCGCTCGTCAATAGTTGCCACTACTTAGTGACCTCCTTCCAGGCCTTCTTCGCTATCTTGTCGAATACGGGCCTGATAGCGGGGTTGATGTAGTCTCGGCCAACGACATACCCGCCATTGCGAGTACCGTGACCATATTGCAAGATGACGGCGATGTTTACGCCGTTGTTTACGTGTGAGTTTGTCCAGGTGATCTGCCAGTTGTTACCGGTTCTCGTGACTTCGTAGTTCCAACTGGCCGCAGTCTCGCCCGACCTGGAGGGGGTCGCCGCCTTTAGAGCAGAAACCCCCTCCTTGCCGAACTGATTCATGATCAGAGCCAGGTCTAACTTCGTCATTCTGTCAAACCAGTTCCTGGTGAGTTTCCAGTCTCCCTGGCTCTCGATCGTAATCATGATTCTCCTAGAATCAGGCCTTCAGCTTAGCGAATGCCTCAGCATTGGGAACGGCCCAGCCGACAATGGTGACACCAGCGGCCTTCGCTGCGGCGGTTGCCGAGGCTTGCTCGTCCTTATTGGCGACAAGAACCCAGACACCCTCGGGGAAAGCGGACTTTGCGGCCGACCACGCGTTTGCTCCAGTGCTTGCCGGGAGAACCCCGAGCTGGGCGTCCTTGACCGCGGAGATCTGCCAGTCTGCGGCACCATCAGTGTTGTCCGAGACACGCTTAAGACCTGCGTAGTCGGTCTTCATGATCTCCCGGAGCTTATTCTGGCCACGGTAGTGAATAGCGAAGTATAGCTTACCAGTACGCTTCAGCAGGATCGGGAGGATCTTGCCGTCGGAAGAACGGTACCACTGAGCTCCAGCATCCACCTTTCCAGTTCGAACGTTCGGGAGTACCGCGATGTTCTGGGCTTCGAGAGTATCCAGCGCCTCGATCATACCAGCGGTATTCACACCCGCATTTCGAATCGTATCGAGCCCGTACTGACCGAACTCCTTGCCTGACTCATAGTTCTGAGGGATGGCTACTGCAGAGTTATTCGCATCGGCTGTAGACTGAATCGGGAGTGCAACCTGATCCGGCTTGAGGGCAGCCACAGCCTTGATGTCGTCGAGGCTGTACGCGATTCGGTTCTCAGTCCCCCATCCTCCAGGAAGCCAGGCCATGATCGGAAGACCGGCAGGCTTAGGGGGAGCCGGGGGAGGTATAGGCGTGCCACCGGGGTTAGGCGCCGGAGGCTGAGCGGGTCCAGGAGTAGGCGTCACTGCCTTAGCAGCAGGGAGCACCGGCCCCTTAGACTGGGCCCAGCCCTCAATAGCCTTATATCCCTCAGAGATACGGATAGCCAGAGCCGAACCGAACGCCGTGGATCCCGCCTTGGTGGGGTGGGTGTCGTCCGACATCAGCAGAATGTCACGAGTCCCGTCATTCTGCTTGTTAGCCTCGTTACCAGTTCCAGACAGAACATCTGAAACCTGAACCGTCGGAGCCCCCGGAGTGAGCGGGGTCTCACCGGAGCCAGCAGTCCAAGCCTTAGTCACCCGGTAAGCGACACCGCCATAGACCACGACATCACCCTCGGCATTCTCCCGACCCTCTCGGAAAGGAACCGCCTGCTTGTCAGCGATACCGAGCCAGTCGATGAAGACAACACCATTGGCGACGCCACCAGCAGCCTCAACACCGGCCTTTTGCGCCTTGACGTTTACGTGGGCATCACGAGACTGGAGACGACTAACCGAGGAGGGCTCTGGACCAACCATGATGATCGGAACGTTGGGAAGCTTAGTGCGAACCTTCGTGACGAAGTTCCGAACCGCCTCCGTAATCTTAGAACCATTCGTGTCGCCATTCTCCACAACCTTGTCACTGTTAAGAGACCCAACAGTAACAATCAGGTTAGGCAATGACGCGCAGACCGCGTTAACCCGAGAGTCGACCTCGAAGCTGAGGTTCCCCTCCTTAGAGTGGGCGAACCCACTGCCATCAACTGCGCTTACCATCGGAACACATCCGAGAAGTCGAGAAGCAGCGGCAGGAAGGTTGAATCCGGGACCCATCATAGCCTCAGTAGACCATGAATCCCCGAAGAAACCAACCGTCGGAACAACTCGACCAGGCTGAAGCGGAAGCGAGCCAAGAACGGTAGAAAGACCAGAGCTCCCACCACTACCACCAGACAGGAGCGGAAGGGGTCGGGATGCGGGACCGAAGAAGATGTCCGGAGCGATCTTCCGAACTGGTGCAGCGGACACAATGTCAATAGTCTCACCCTGAACAAGGGGGACATGCTTGGTTGAGACTCCAGCAGGAGTCTTGATCTCGACAGTGTGAGTCCAGTTTCCACCGGGATTGACACCGGAACCCGGAGCAAGGATCTCGACTCGGATAGATCCAGCCTGATCCGTGGTTATGAGATACTCACGCATAGAGACCTCGGTACCGTTGAGCGTCGCGGTGGCCCCATCAACGTCCGGGGTGATTCGGACTGTGGCCTTACCGTTCTCGCCGCCGGGAATAGTACCAGTGACTGTACAGTATGGTGCTGCCATTTTGAGCCTCCTACGGCTGTTCGGCCCTGTCGAGCAGGGCGTTTACCTTGGTGTTTGTCTCGGCTCCGTAGACGCCATCGACCTCAGCGCCGACTGCAGCCTGGACGGCCTCGACGGTCGCGTCGTGAGCCTCCTCAGAGGCGTCACCCCAAATCCCATCCTGCTCAGTGCCGACCACGGACTGCGTGAATGCCACGCCGAAGGGGAAGGTCTTCCCGCCCCAGTTGGAAGCCGCGGCCAGAGCGTAGCAGCGAGAGCGAGTGTTCGGTCCGGCTACGTTGTCGGGGGTAGCCCGAACGGCCCGCTGCAGAGCGCGGATGTCAGCAGGGCCAGCAGGAGCCGCGCTTCCGGGCGAGTCAGTATATGCGGGACGAATCACATAGGCGATCGACTCGCTACGGACCCGGCGCCAAACACCATTTCCAGCAGACTGCGAACCGTAGCTACCAGACGAGGTGTTTCCCTCGATCGTCTGGAGTGTGCCCCCGCCAAGGTTCTTCTCGACGAAGCCGACGTGGTCCGTGCCGCCGCCATCCCAGTCGAAGATGACGACATCCCCAGGCCGGGCGTCGTAAACCGATACGAAGTAAGCGTCAGGGTGCTGGCGGACCTTGTTGACGGTGTAGTCAGTGTTAAAGGAGAATCCTCCAATAGCGTCAATCTGCCCGCACT